GGGCTCAATTGCCGGAACGTTACCAGCCACAGTCGTAGTGGCGAGGGGAAGCTCGATCACGGTGCCGGAGATCTTCGGCATCCGCATCGACACGCGGTCTAGGAGCTTGACCGGCGACCGCTTGCCGTCAAAATCGGTATTGCGGTAGGTAATCCCGGGGTCGAACTTCAAGCCCCCGGCAAAGGCGCCCCAGACCTTCGTCCCGACGTAGAGCACGCCAGAGTCGAGCAGAATGTCATTGGGCAGATCAACGTTGTAGCCAGTCAGCGGTGCGGTCATGATGGTATCCTACGTGGTGGTGGGGAAACACTAGGCTCGGCGTGAGGTGAGCACACTGGGCCACAAATAAAGTTCATACGAAGAGATGACTCCCACAAGAGGCGCCTCTGCGGGATCGGTGAGAAGCGGCACGGTGTTGCGCGTCCGCGAACGCCCTACCATAACTCCATCGTTGTTATACAGATAGGCGGTCATGCACTGGTCAACCAAGTCCATCGCCGACTCAATCAGCGGCAATTGACTCTCGGGCTTACCTAGCGCCTGAACCTCCAGAATCGCCGTCTCTCGATAGCCGTTGTACGCCGTCAAGCTGGTGCGTGTCAAAAGCAGGGTCAGGTACGGGAAGACCACATTCGTCGGCGCCGCCCGGACATAGACCCGCTCCGGCGACCCAACGATGTCCTTGAGGCGCTCGCCCTGCGGGGACACGTAGTCCAGCATCGCCTGACGCATCGTCGCGTAGATCTGGACGGTGGACGCCGTGGAAGGCTTGACGATGGTGTTAGGCAGGACGTATTTGGGTTTTGTCATTTGGCGTCCATGATTTTCTTGACAACCCGCGCAAAGGTGTCAATAACCTGTTGCGAGTATTTGGCGGCAGTTGGCACCGCAATCGGAACGCGCACGTTTTCGCCAATCCATCTATTGTCATGCCCGATTTCCCAGCCTAGCGCCACCTTGCCTCGATCCACGGCACGCTTTTGACCGACTGGCACGACCATCTCGCTCGGTACGCCAACGATGGTGTACCAGCCTCGTTGCGCCCGTTCTGGACGCGCCGCCTTCAACGATTCATGAATGAAAATCGTATTGCGGAAGTTTTGCGAGGTGTAGTAGTTGGTGTAGGCACGCTTCAGTTGCTTGAGGAAGAAATCGCCAGCCGAGCGAATCCCAATCTGAGATGCCATACGATACCGCGCAGTGGCTTGCGCTGAGTGATCGTATCGCATGACGATTTCTGCCTTGATCATGGGGCCGTCCGTGGAACCGTGACTACCAGCGGGGTGACCACGCGGAGTTCGTTATTCGACCCACCCACCACAATCTGGTAAATCGTGTCGCCATCATAACTTGCGAGGTTTGCCGTCTCCGCCGCTGTCAGGATGCGGTAGTACACGCCAGTCGTGGAAGCGGACAAGGCCAAGGCGTTAAAGCCCGTGATCACCGTGCTTCCGGCGCTATCCTCTGCCAACGTGATGGTGCCCGTGGCTCCGCTCCAGAGCGGAAACGTATTGGTCGCCGGATCGTACTTGCGCCATTCCTGCCGCACCAAGTACGCGTTGCTCGGATTGATAATCTTGCTTGCCAGTGCCGTCATTGTGCCCCCTCGGACTCCTCGATCACCCGTACCAGAGGACCGGAATCCTCATGCAATCTAACCAGTGCCTCGGAATTCTCGATCATCCGAACCAATGGGCCGCTATCATCCTCAACCCGCACCCGTACGCTAGTCATGCATCTGCCCTCGGAGCTTTTGCAGGGCATCCCGAGCCGTCACGCCCGTCACGCACCGCGTGACATCCTCATTGCTCCAGCGAAGCATGATTGCCACATCGCCCACCGGACCCGCCTCCAGCGTCCCGCCATATCGCTGGATAAACGCCTCCATCCGCGACTCGTCCGTAGGCCAGAGCCCTGACCGCCGCACATCCTGACCGCAGATCAGGCGAGGGTCCATTAGCGGATGAACCCCACAGCAGAAAGGGTCAGGCTGGTCGCGGTCACCGCCGTGGTGTCCGTTTCGTTCCGCACATAGACCGAAATCGTATCGTTTGCCGCCGTAGGAATCAGGCCGGTAATCGAGAATCCGTAGCCCTTGTTTGAGCTTGACAGGATGGCTGAGATGTGAATGCCAGAGATTGGCGTGTCATTCTTGGCAAACGTCAAGCCAAACTGCTTGTTATTAGATCCGCACTCCAACTCCACATTTGCCGTGACCAGCAAGACCTGATTCACGGCCTTGGTCGTCCGAAGCGTGTTGTTGGAGGCTTGGCTGAAGCCATCCTGTCCGAGCGTAGTATCAAGCGCGGTGGTGCCAGCCAGCTTGTACCACGTATTGGTCAGGGCGAACGTGGTCGACGCTGGCGTGGTCAGGTCCAACTGCCCTCGACTCGGGAAGAGGCTAACCACGACATCCCGAATGTCCTCGGGGCTAATGTCGCCCGTGGTGTTATCGGGCAGTTGCGCCAAGAGCGCGGAGAGAACCTTCGGAGTCTCAGCCATTATGCGAACCCTGTGTCAAAGCCAGTAGAAAATCCGTCAATCGTGTCGCCGTAGTGGTACCCATCAAGCACTTCCGCTGGCTCATAGCCCACAAAGGCGGCGGACTCTTCAGGGGTGAGCTTTTCGAGCGTGATGCGTTGTGCCTGAGTCTGCCGCACGGGATAGACCCCGCGCACATGGTACAGGCTCTCGTCGCCCTCGACCTTGACAATGCCGAACGGGTCGACCGCCACATAGAGCGCCACCGTCGCCACGGCTCCAGATCGCGAATCAATGTGCGCCTGAGGCGCCGTCCCGACGTTCTGCTGGTCCGAGATCGTGTCGAGCCGACCCCAGTACACGCCTGTTTGGACATAGACGGGACGCACGAACCCGTCCGCCCCCGCCTCCTGCCGCTCGTAGAAGGTGAGGCGCTGATCGAGGAGGCCGGGAGCTACGTACATTAGCCAGCCACCGCGAGCTTAAAGGCTCTCAGGACTTTCAGCACCCGTGCCGCTGTGTCACGTGAAACATCCCAGTCAATCGCCGTCCCAGCCGCCGACTCCCGCGAGGCGTTCGGTGTGCGCTTTTGATACAGGTCTGCCGCCAGATCGATGATGCACTGGCTCAGGATGGGCTCTATTCGGGCGTAATCGCCCCGTAGAGACAATCCGCAGTTGGTGGTAATGGTGTAGGGGCCATACGGGAAGGAATAGCCCTCATTGGCGTAAATAACGCCAGACGCGGTATTGATAGTGTACTCGGCAGACGCGACGGTCGTGCCCTCGCTATCAACAATGGTCGCCGTGGTATTGATAGGCCGTTGCGGGAACACAAGGGAGGTGCAGACGTACCCACTGATTGTCGTGGCGCGGTCCACCGCCGTCGTGCTCACTGCCGTAATCGGGGCGTCCGTCCAGACCTCCAACTGCGCCTTGGCGCGGTCGAGCAGGGCTTGGAGCAACGTGTTTTCCGCGTTGCTCTCGATCCGAAGGTAGGACTTCAGGTCACTGACGGTAGGGAGGGCCATTGCGCTTTGCCTCGGTCAAGATGTCTGCGTACTTCTTCCCCACTACCGGATAGTCGTGGTACTGGCGGACGTACTGATGGACGCGATCGGCTTCCGCCGCATAAAACTTACGATCTTTCGCGAGTTTCGCCAAGACCTCACGAAGCTGGTACTCGTCGTTTGCCACCGTCCACGGCACCGGAATCCCGAGCTTCAAGAGATCCTTCTGTGCCTCCGGATCGCCAGCGACCACAGGCTTGCCCATCGAAGCGCCCTCCAGCCCAGACCCTTGTATCCCAAGCCAGAAGCTGTCGAACACCGCATCGCAGGACGCCTTAAGCCGCAAGGCCGCACCATGCTCCATGTTCTCAATCAGCACAGGCTCGATATTGATATCTAGGTGCATCTTGAGGTAATCGCACGCCCGAAGGAACTCGATGGTTCCCTTGATCTGCCGACGGGTCGGGCTGTGGGCCACGCGAAATGCCTTGCCCTCGACCTTCTCTTCCACCGCCAGCCGCTGGTAGTCATCGACCGGCATTGGGATAGGCAACCAATGCTTGATTTTGAAGCGATGGTGATAGGGCCGCGCCCCGAAGACCACGGCGTCCATGCGGTCATCATTCCCGCCCTCGTTGACCTGAATGGAGCCCATCGGGTTCTGCGGGTCCACGGAGCCGTGATAGGTCAGCGCCTGAATTAGATCCTCTCGCGTACCTTGCCGGAGGACGTTCCGCAGGACATAGTAGTTCATGTGACTATGCACTACGTCTGCCGTGTCATACAGCAGTTGAATCGTGTCGTAATCGACCTCGACATCCCATTGCCGCAGATCGCAGTGCTTGTTGGTGTGCCCGTACCGCACAAGGGCCGACACCACACCCGGAACGCTGTTTGCCGCCGAATGATACCGATAGACCGACGAGCCCGGGTCATAGGCCGTAATCTGCAACACCTTCAGCGCGGTGGGATCATAGGGCATCGGCGCATACGAGGACGGCACCAAGTTCGGCGATAACGTCCGCCCGACACTGGCCCACGCTCGATCAATCTGCGCCTGAGTTGCCACCAATCCCTCCGCCGAATACTCCTCAGCTTGTTGGGCCGAGACGCTGATCCACGCCCTGCGTGGCACCCGTCCCAGCCGATTGGATTTCGCTCGCACCATGACACGCACGTCTGGCGAAAGCTCCGAAGCGGAGGGAGCAACGGCCCCCTCCGCAACGGTCTGCTTCTCCTTCAGCTTACGAAGTCGCGTCATCCAGCACGACGAACGGCGAGTGCTCGTCGACCTTGTTGCCCGAGCTATCGATAGCGTAGGCATAGGTCGAGGTCGGAAGCGGAATGCCACCGGCGCGAGCAACGAAGCGGTACGTGGTGATGTCGTTCACGAACTTGTAGTGGATCGAGGACTCCACGGTGAGCGCCTGACGGAGCCCCATCGCGTAGAAGTCGCCGTTGACGAGAGCGACATCGCCCTCGGTCCCGAGCGTCGGGAGCAGGTCGGTCACGATGACCGGGAGTCCGAGGAGGGTCGCCGGAGCCTTGTCCCGAAGATTCGGGAGGAAGCTGACCATCGTGTTATTCGTGGTCTGCATCGCGTACAGCTTAGCGAGGACGCGGCGCGAGACCATCCACACCGAGTTCGGGCCGTGCGTGTGGCGCTCGTACATCTTGAACGCATCCACGGCGGTGAAGTCAGTCGCCGAGGCACGCGGCACCTTGATGAGCGCCGTGTTGTTCGTGTTGAACGCGCCGAGCGGCTGGCTCGAGCCCGTGCCGTCGATGGTG